GAGCCAGTACGAACAGCGCGCAAGAATGCGTTCACTCTCGCATACGCCCACTGATCAGCAGAGGTAACACCGGGACGCACCGAACCGGGATTCGTGTTGTATGCGCCGACGCCACGTCGAAACACCGCCGACAACATTCGGAGGTTCACTCGCTTCGATGCTGTGCCGCCGTGCTTCTCGTTGTGTTCTTCGACTTTGCGTTTCAGTCCTTCGGTGACTGACTGACTAAGTTGCTTTGCTAGTTCATCCCGTTTTCGTTCGGCCCAACGCATCGCGCGGTCCTCCTGTCCAGCGGCGATGTCGCCGCCCCAAGCAAGCCAAGCCCACTGTCCAGCGGTCATCGGCCCAGAGCCGTTCAGGTAATCTCTCGCACGATCTGAGCGGAGATCTGATCGGTGCCTAGCGAACCATGCAGCCATTCGCATGATTTTGTTTTCGCTTGCTTCGCCTCTAGCGAGGAGGCGCGTTTCCCTGAGTGTTTTGTCTGTTACGCCGCTGCCTTTGCGTTCGATATTGTCGAGTGCGCGTCGTGCGTTGTTGGCGATGTAGTCAGGGACTGCGACCATGTTCCTAGCGTAGCCGAAAACTTTTTTAACGAAAGACGTTGCAAGGGGTTCCCCTTCGTGTATACTCATACACATGACAACAACCACGAACCTCAAAATCAACACCGAATACGGAGCACGCCTCCACGCAATATCAGGAGACGTAGTAGGAATGGGCGGCAACGACCTAGACCGCTCGCTTGAAGGCCACGAAGATTGCTACGAACTCGTACGAGACTTCTTAGTGAAGCAAGCCGAAGCCAGCATCATCCACATGACCGACGATTACAGCGCAGCGGCGATGGCACGAAGGTCTGAAGTCGAGCAAGCTCGGTACCAAGCTGGCAACCGACTCATCGAAGCAGGAATCTTCAAATCAAAGTACGACTGCCGCACCGAATGGATTCTTATCGAAGATGACTGAACAATAGTTGCAAGGGGTAACCCTTCTGCTATACTCAATACTGACAGCAACCACTAAGGAGAAACACAAATGAAAATCTTGACCAAGCCAATCGAAGCCACACTCCGAGCAAACAGCGACAAGCAACGAGCAGGCAAAGGCGAGGACTTCAAACCAGCAGTCAAACTGTTTGTCTGCGTCGGAGGAAACGCCACATGGCTCCTCACCGAAATGGACGAAGACGGAATCGCCTTCGGCCTCTGCGACCTAGGCCAAGGATACCCAGAACTCGGCTACGTCGATGTCAACGACATGATCAAAACGCTCGGCTGGAGACTAGAACGAGACATGCACTTCACCGCTGACAAAACCCTCAGCGAATACGCAACAGCCGCTCGTGACAAGGGCATGGTGATTGCGTGAACCGAACCAGCAAGACGCTGCGGCGAGCGGCGCGAGATGGACAGATCATCTTGCGTCGCCGCGGCGGACGACACAACCACATCATTACGAGATCTAAGGAGCGTCAACAGGCAATCAAAGACTCATTGAACAGCTAATCGCGTTCCAGCCATTCATCAACATCTGTCCCCGGCAAAGGAGGTGACGCTTCATTTATCAAAGTTCGCATCAACTGAGCTTCTTCGCTTGTACCCACAATAGGGATGTCGTCCTCGTCGTAAGCGATGTCGTACGGCAGACCTGAAGCCTCAATCTCGGCAAGTATTTCGTCAGGTGTCACTCAATTACCCCTAAGTGTTTCAAGACTTTTTCGACGTGCGGAGCGATCAGTTCTTCAAACTCATCTTGACGCCATTGGTAACCATACCAAAAGTCCTCTAAATGTTTTGCACTGTCCGCAGCCTCAGACCACAAAGGCTTGCTGGCTTTCAGCAACATATCCTCAATCGCTTCCGCTGAACCGTGTTTCATCGTGAAGTACTGATTGAATGCCCTTGCCCAAATTTCCGTAGGAGTGGTCGCGTATCTACCGAAAGCAGTGTTGCCTGTCCCAACAGCCATGTTCCGTATTTCTGCCAAAGCATTAGAACGACCGGCTGCCTGAAAAAAATTGAGCATCGCTTCTGACGCCTCATCATCATACAACTGAGAAAACGTGAGTCTCTGAAATGCTTCATCAGCAGAAACATCGTTGGAACGCCGACGGATTACCCTACCCACAGCTTCCATCGTTTTGTCAGAGTAATTACCCTCCAAACCGATATACGGGCTTATCGGGTTGTCACCGATATCAGCCTTAACGATTTTGTCTAAACGATGCCCGATCTCGTGAGCAGCCGTATTTTGCATGGAACCACGCGTCAAGCCCTGCCCTTTGCGAACAACCAAAAGTGATTCACCGGGGTTAGCATTCCACTCCATTATCTTGTCCCGGTACTCCTGCATTTTTTGCTCTGATGCGCCTGCTCCGGGGAAACGTGGTTTTGTTTTCTTTTTGAGAACGTTAAAACTTCCTCTTTGAGCCGCTTTTCTTCCTTTCGCTTTGTTCAGTATCTGGACTCGTACATTGCCTGTCGGTAACGTGTTCGGAAGCACATACCCGGCTTCGTCCATGCCCTGAAGAACAACACCAACTGTTTCCTGAGCAATGCCCGAGGTGGGAACATCGAAACCAGCAGACACGTTCCCTGTTCGAGTCATAGTCGGCTGAATTGTTTCAGCGCCAACTGGCCTTACACGCGAAGGCATGGCCGGTGGCCCACCCATAACCTCTGCAAATGATTTACCGGGCTGCGCTGCTGTCGGACGGGAGCCGCCCATCAGCTTGAACTGTTCGCGAGTAATACTTGCACTTTGACCAGTCACGTTTTTGTATTCCGGCCCATACCAACGCACAGGAACAGGAATATTTAACTCCTCTGCGATGATGATGCGGTGGTGTCCTCCTCTAATCTCAAATGTGCCATCAGTGTGTACCAACACGTCAACTGGTCGCCGGATTTCTCCCGCGGCTTCGATATCGTCAAAAAGTCCAGCGTGCATACCGCCTGATTCTTTAGGTTTTTTCGCCATCCGCAACTTCTCAGGTTTGACTTTCTGTTCCCAATGGAGAGGGCTAGCGGCATCAGACCAAGCGCGTGTTCGGACACCATAGTTAGCCAAATCTTCTGCTGGCATCCAATTGGGGAAATCATTAGGAGTCAGCGGTGGTAAATCAGCAACATCGGGAACAACATCGTCACCGATTATCGGTGGCGCTCCCGGCTCACCAACCAACGGAGCAGCCGGACCAACAACACCAGCAGCCTCATCCAGATCCTGAATCTTCAAACCCGGACGCGTCGGACGAATCAACTGCATCGGGCTACCAGTCATCCCAGTACCAGTCGAAGTCGGCAAACCAAACGTCATCGGATCAGGCAACATCCGCACCGTGCAACGACAATTCGGATGCGCTGGAGGAGCCTGACCCGGAGGACCAAACGAATCACGTATTCCGACCGTCACACCATTTAACGGAACACAAATAGGACACACGTCAAAAGACGATGTGACCCACTGTTTTTTTGCGAGGGTAGGATCAACCAGCCCACGATCCGCAGCCTGCCACATGCCTTCCAGACGCCCCTGATTGGACGCTCGCATCAACTCTGTGCGCGCAATCGTTCTCGCCCGTGACCGTCGCAGCTTCGCACCGTACTGATCAACTTTTCTTTTCAAGTCAACGTGCGATATGTCAGGATTTTGCCGTGCGAGTCTTGCTGCACGGTTCACAACGGCATCTGCGTAGCGAACCGTTAATCCTTTAGTCGCATTGCCGAACATTTGACCCAATGCGTAGTTCCCGGCTGTCGCGCCTCTTGGCGTTGGGATTTCGTTGAGAATCTGGATCAGGTTTCGGCTGGTTTGTTGTCTCGTGAGGCCGTCATTGAATGCGCGTGTGATCACGCTTCTCACGCTTTGGATCTGTGAGTCGATCATGTCCGTGACCATGTTCGCTGCTGACATGCTGGCGTATGACGTTGCCATCGGAGACGCACGATCAAACTTCATCGCTAAAGCAGTTTGTGATGGTGTCGCCTTCTCTAATGTTTTCCAGTCGGCAGCAACATCACGCTTGATCTCATTGAACATCAACGCACCAGATTGGTTTAACTGAAAGAGAGTGAGTTCATTTAGAAATTCCTGATACGGCTCGAAAGCATTAACAACACCGCGAAGAATGGTGTTTCCGTCGTTAGGACGTAGCCATTGATCTTGCAGGACGCCGTAGGGAATACTTTCCCAAGCCAAAGCAACAGCATCGGCATACTCTTTTTCGTTCGCTGTGAGCTTCGGCAGCCGCGGCGGTCGGGCCTTGCCGACAGGCGCGCTTCCGGATACAGGAATGCGCTTAGCCTTACGAACACCAGAAGTCACACCGATCGAAGAACGAGCGTTCCCCGAACAACAATCACACGTCGAAACGCGAATGCTCACACTTCTTCGGCCATCAACCGAGGCAGGCCAGCAACCTCACGCAGATAACCCTCCAAGTCCTCATCAGGGAACAACGGAGCGCCAGCGCCAGCCAGTTGCTGAATAAACGTGCCAAGCGCACCAAGATCGATATTCGCAGGAGCTTGGAAATTAATTGATGGAGCTTTCAACACGTCAAACCCATTCAGCTTCATTAGCCGTGGCACACCGTACTGATTAAACACCTCAGCGATTGCACGCAACCAAGCAGACAACGAATCAAGGAACAACTGAATCTTCGACACAGACAACGCCTGCGTTCCAGTCGCCTGATGACCAAGCAAAATGAAATCAGCTAACACTGACATCGCGATCCGCTGATCGTAACGCTGGATGATTGCGTTCGTATCGAACTGCCTGCGACCACCAGTCGAAAGCAACTTCAGATCGTACGCAAGATTGCCGGTGTCCGGATCATACGCAAGGGGAAAGACAATGCCTTCCTGCTCATCACGTTTAATGTTGCGAACCAATTCCTTGATCGCGTTCAACGCCGCTGACTCAGCGGTCGTGGCGTTGTCACTCAACAACTGTGGCGGAACCATCGCCACCGGCATACCAGCCAAGTCACGTTCAATACCGATCGCTTCGATCTCTTGGATCTTTGTCTTGTAGTACCAAGGAACAAAAGCGTTTCGTAATACAGAACGACCTCGTGGATTGTTGTACTTGGTGCTGGTTCGGAACAACAACATTTTCTCAATCGGAATGAACACGTTGTTCCGTCCGAATGTTTCACCCAACACTTGCTGCTGAGTGACACCGTTGATTCCGCCGTTGGCGTCAATGTCCCAATCGTAAATTGTGGACTGGCCTCTGATCGGTAGTTTCTTCCAGCCGATCAACCCATCATCGAACTTCGATGGCGAATCGCCGTCTTGTCCTTCGCGTCGCTTGTAAACAATTTCGTGGACCGAGAAACCGTAAGTGAGGAACGACAAGATCGCTGACAACGTGTCGTCCCATGACTGACTCATGTCTTGCATGCAACCAGCGACGAACTCTGCGTATTGGATTGCTTGTTCATCGTTTACGTCCGACGCGTCAACTGACCAGTCAACGCTACGCATAAGCATTTCGATTGCGTGGATGACTGCGCCTACCACGGGATCGTTGTCTGCCATCTCTCGATAGTTTGCGACGCCTTGTCGTCCTTGTAGTTGACGCAGGAAATCTTCTTGGACTTTGCCTCCGTACTGGACAAGCCCGGAGGAGCCGATCTCCATGAAGTCGGTCGCTGTCGGTTTCGCTTTGCCTATGGTGCGTGCGTATCCCTCGTCAGCCATGCTGCCTCCGTTACAGAATGATTACGAGGTTAGTCTGTCAGGCTCTGGGCGCTATGTACCTTCATGGTTTCGTAATGAATCAAGAAATTTTAAGAAATCTACTGAATGATGTTGCAATGGGTATCCCTACCAATTAGAGTCATACATGACAGCAACTACCGACCACAGGAGGTCACCATGTCAACATCCACCGCCACCACCATCGCTAAAGGCAACATCATCACAGTCGATGTTGTAGCCGACACCAACATCGCTGCTGGAGTCAACGACTCAGTAGTCAGGTACAACGGCTCCGGCGAGTTTGTTCTGGAAGTCACCGACGAGGTTCACACCTACGTTGAGAACGGTGTCACTCGTCATCTTCTCGGTCATGGCCGCATCGTTGAGGGAAAGATGAAAGGCTACTTCGTCGCCTTCTTGCCCAGCAGCGTCATCGCCTAACCACCATTCAAAACCACGAAGGAGCCGGTCACAATCGACCGGCTCCTCTCGCGTTCTGGCTGCTGTCAGTTAATCAATATCAGGGAAGTTCGCTCCAGCGTTCGGTGCTAAACGATCCCAAGCCTTGAAGTACTTCAAGTCTTTCTCGCCTCGCATCCAACTATTGAACGACTTAACCAGAATCGAATAATGCGATTCCCATTTACGATCAGCAATCTTGTTGTCAGCACCATAACGAATAAACCACTGACGAGCAGCTAACCGTGGATCACCAGTAGACAAGTTCGCACCGGTCCCCAGATCGGTCAGGAAATCATCTAACGCAACGTCAGGATGTTTCCGCATGGCACGTACCGCAAAGATCGCCAACGCCTTACGTTGAATCTTGAGCGAACGTCCATGATGAACCATCGCCTGCCCTGCAAGAATCTCCTCCTCATATTTGATGATGTAATCACCAACTTCCTGATGAGAGAACCTTGACGGTCCCGTGTAGTCATAGAGAGCGAAGCCCTCGTGCTCACCCAAAAGAATTTTGGCGACGCTAGCCACCTGACTCTTGTTAGGTATGTGAGCGAGTGCTGGCAAGTCGTCAACTCGACGCGGTGAACCACGATCAATTATGTCTGCGATCGCTGGATCAACATTCCATTCAATACCGAACGGCACCGCTTTGTTAGCTGCAACAATCGCCATCAAGCGATGCTGCCCATCTATCAAAACTCCTTCAGTACTTACCGAACATTTGTTGAGGTAGTGGTCTTGCCAGCGACCTTGAAGAATCGAGCGAGTGTATTCCTCAACGACTCTCGGCCTCACTGTCCGATTGCTTGTGTTGTGTTCGTCCAACAGTCGCTGCGCTTCTGTCGGAGTCATTAACGGATGGATGGTCATATCAACCTCCTGTGGTTGATGGTCGGAGACTGACGGTTGCCAGTCTTTTTCATACGCCACGCTGGTCCCTGCACGTTGTCAGGGACACAGTGTGAACGTTTTCGTTCTTCTGTTTTTTGTTGTTGGTGGTTGCTGTCCTCGGTAGTTGCTGCGTTTTCCACTATAGCGACTCCGATTAGCGCGCGCACCTCATTACTTTTTAGGACGAGTAACTCGCCCTGAATGTCATACGACATTTTGGTTTTCCTTTCTTGTGGTCTGTAGATGGACCACTGGTTTTGAAATCTTCGGGTATTTCCCAAAGTTGTTCTTGAAGGTTCAATGGACGGTTTGTTCATCGCTGTTTCAGGGATCAACAAATTTTTTGAGAAATATGCCAAATTAACGTGCAAGGGGTATCCCTAGACGCTATATTCATATACATGACAGGAACCACGAAAACCCTCACCGAACAACAAGTGGAAGAAATCATCCACCAGAGCAAGCGTTCAGTCAGCCTGAACAACGCCCAAGTCTGGATCAGCGAAATCGGTGGCAAGGAATACAAGACCATTGAAGTAAGCCACAAGCACGACGGCGAAACTTTCCACGTTTGCATCTGGGGCGGACGCAAGCACGAAGCAGCGATCTACCCCAACTCCGAAGAAGCACGGAACAACGGAGAAGCTAAGAAGTACCAGACCTCGCTCAACAACGTGTGCAAAGCAGTATGCAAAGTGGTTGAAGAAGATCACCTCATGATCAACTGGGGAATCTGGGACGAGGACGGAAACGAAACCGGCAAAACATTTGAAGATGTTCAAACAGAAATGGCAGCACGATGAACAAAGTAACTATCAAGCAAGGATCACCGCGTGAGGTTGTTCTCAACGGCACGAAGATTGGCAGCACTCACCAAAGGAACTTTGGGCGGTTCGGCATGGGCGCATGGAAACTTTTCCTTGATCCCGATGCCCCAAACGTCTGTGAACTAAAACAGCACCTTCCCTACCGAGAGTTCATGACCCTTGCAGAACTTCGCACAGCAGTAGCGGAGGCGGCATCATGAAATTCAAACGAAATAACTATATGGACAGCTACGACGTAATCGTTGACGGCGAAGTGATCGGCAAGGTCTCCAAGCACGAATCCTTCGCTACGTCCTACAGCGGCTACTGCCTCTGGTGGACATACAACGCACCCAGCCTTCCCGCGCCTAGCCATCCCAGAGGCCACAGTTTTTGCAGCACTCGGGCAAAAGCAGCAGAGGAGTTACTTCAAGCAGTAGAGAAGGCAGCAAAGTGAGTGACTATGATCTGCCGGGAATGGGAGATTTCTTGCCACCCGAACACGAAGTCAGAGAACCTTGCGCTGATTGCGAAGAAGAACGCGATCTGCCAGAAGGTATTGAAATATCGGCATTCGACAGACTGATCTGTTACCTGTGTCTACGAGATTATTTAGATGACCACCCAACACCATCAGGCAGGGACTACCTCACGGACGAAATCATCAACGAGCTAATTGACGAAGCTCCTCACGATCAGGAAGCCACAATCCATTACCTGCCGCCACCAGATTAGGGCTGAGGTATTTCGTCACCTTTATTAGCGTGCCAATCAGCGTGACGTGACATCCAAACACTGTGCGCGTCTGTGCGCTCATCCAAACGCTGCGTACGTTCATCAATCGATCGAAGCAGAACCGTTGTCTCTGAATGAGCTTGCGTGTTCTCTCTACGCATCGTTGACGCAAGCAACGTAAACGCGCCTGTCACCACCGCTGCTGTCACCGCTCCGATCGCAGCGATAGCATCCGTCATCGCTTCCCACCGTCATAAACCTCAGCGTGTCCCACACTGACTAACACATCGTTCAAACAGTAACCGTCAACGCCAAGAACTCGGCCCAACACTCGGCCAAACTTTCCACGCTTATCAAGACTGGTCTGAATCACGATCGCTTCCTGAGCTTCACACCAATCAACGACATAATCTTTCGCAGCTAAGCCACGCGCTTTCTCAGCTTTGTCGCGTGTCCTGCTTTCAGGCGTGTTGATTCCAAGCAAACGAATACGAGCTTGATATTGAATTGAGAAACCAAGATCAAGCGTCACGTCGATTGTGTCGCCATCCACCACTCTGTTTACAGTTGCAGCGTATTCATACATCAGGAACCATCGCTTTCCACTGTCTCATCGCTAATAGTTAAGCGATACCAGCCAGCGTTCGCTGCGTTGTAGACAGTTGCTTCAACAGCGTAGTCGCCGGGTTCCATTAATCGGTCTATCTCACTATCCCATTGATTCTGTACGTTCTGGATAACTGGCCGTGGTGTGGAATATCCAACGATTGTGTCGTTCGGGAATTCTGCTTCGTCTACTGCGTCGGCTGGTGGATTGTTGCAAGCCCACGAATCACCGCCTACAGAGCAGTCACGTCCTCCGTCATCGTCTTGTTCGATCAGACTGCCACGGGTGTATTCATCTGTGTCGCCGCTGTGATCGCCTGTATCGGCGTCTGTGTCGTTGTACAGGTAAATGTACGGATCGCCGTGCTGGTTGTTTTGGTTGAACTGGTCACGCCGCAGATTCGTTTCCGCTTCGATCACAATGCGACGCGTTTCGCCTACCACATCAGGATCATCCGGAACTGTGAACTGGATTACATCACGCTGATTACGATTCGCTGGGGTTTGCGGTGTACTGCTTTGACAAACCGAGCAGCCGCCAACGATGCACCAGTCACCGAAACCAGTCCAGCCGCCTTGCGAGCAGCTAGCAGGAATCGTTGTAACAACTTCAGTTGTTTCAGTACTAACGACTGTGGGATCGCCAACGGTTGTAGTGGATTCTGTTTCGCCATAGCTGGTGTCACCGCCGCAACCACCGCCACCCATACCATCGTCATAACACCACCATGAATCGTTCACTGTGCGTTGACTTGAAATAGTGGACACGGTTTCTGTTTCCGTGACCGTTGTTGCTGTTGTCACTTGCTGATACCAGTAACCATCGCTGGAATTAAAACCAAGCGTTGATGTGACATTCGTTGTGGTTGTCGTGTCTGTTGCCGTGCTGCTTTGCTCAGGAAGAATCTGAGTATAAGAGCTACCGCCACCACTCCAAGACGGCTGCGGCGGAGGCGGCGGATCTTCGATTACTGGGACTTCAGGTGTTTCTGGTCCGGTTTCTCCGTCAAGTAAGTCGTCAAGGGAATCCAGCGCGTCGGGTGATTCCTCCTGCTCCTCGCCTTCTCCCAGCGGCGTCTCT